GCATAGTCTCTGCAACTGAGGGGTTAGCCGTAGAGATGCTACGAGCCATTAAGCGTGAACTGGAATCCAATAGAAGAATCTTAAGTTTCTTCGGAGACCTGAAATCCGACAAATGGTCTGAAAGCCACATAATAACCAACACAGGAGTAAACATACGTGCCAGAGGAGCAGGTGGTCAGATACGGGGATTTAGACCAAGCTTGGTTATACTGGACGATATCGAAACAGATGAAGGGGTTATATCTGAGGAACAGCGTAAGAAGCTCAAAGACTGGGTATTTAAGGCGTGCCTTAACACTCTTCTTCCTGACGGTCAATTTATTGTTGTTGGAACAATTCTTCATCCCCTTAGTTTACTGTCTGATTTACTTCAAATTAAGAACAACTGGGATAAACTTAAGTTCCAAGCCTACAAAGGCGAGCAGATTGAAGGCAACGAGATTTGGAAAGCACTCTGGTCTCACGAAAGATTACAACAGAGAAAAGCTGAAATAGGGTCGACTCGATTCTCTTCAGAATACCTGAATAATCCTCTTCTTGATGAAAGCTCACCCATAAAAGAGGAAAACATTCGTTACTGGGAAGAACTCCCAAAGCAATATTCAGCCGTTATCGCAGTCGACCCAGCATATTCAGACGAAACAACATCAGATTACAAGGTAGCCGTGTTAGTATTCTGCGACCAGAACGCAAACCGCTACCTAATTCACTATATAAGGACTCACGAACCAATCGGCGAGTTCCAAGATGCGATTATCAACCTATTCGTCCAGTATCGTAATGTCATTACTGCTGTGGGTGTTCCTAACTCTGGTGTAGAGAAAGCGTTCTTCGATTCCTTTATGAAGAAATGCGAGGCAAGACAGATATACCCACCAGTAATAGAACTAAAGAACTCATTCACTGTGGCAGGAACGTCAGTTTCGGTCAGGAATAAGAAAGCAAGGGTTACTGCGGCACTACAACCGTTGTTTGAACAGGGCAAGTATTACATTCACGCTAATCATATAGAGGCAAGGGAAGAACTTCTGACTATTGGTTCAAGTAGATGGGACGACATTTGCGATTCAATGGCTTACGTAGAATCTATAATACAGATTCCTTATTTCCAAAATACAGAGGAAGCAGAAAACAAGAAATACTATTTTGACGGGGAAACCCCTACAAAGAAAGAGGACTTCGCATATGGCTTATAAGAAGAAAGAAACACCGAAGTATCCTCAACCAGATGAGTGCTATCAGTATATAGACAAAAAGGTTGAAGATGCTATAACGAAGACAACCGCTTGGGAGCAATCTCAAGCCAAGTGGCATAAACTGCGTATGAGGATTAAGAAGTCCAAGACTTCTCCCTTTATAGGCTGTTCTAATATCCGTATGCCCACCGCAGAGATTAAGATTAGAAAACTCAAAGCGGCACTCGTTAATACCGTTATAGGCATAAGACCTGTGGTTCAAGCCATACCTTCTCCCTCTGGCAATATGAATGTAGCCAGAAAGATAGAGAAGTTCCTTGACCATCTTATTATGAATGTAATAAACATTACCAACAAGACGATTATCGCAATAGACCAAGAACTTGAAAAAGGTTTCTACTTATTAAAGCCTTACTGGCGATTAGAGATTACTAACAGAATAGAGGAACTTTCCTTAGATGATATTTCTGTAGAAGAAGCGAGTATGCTGTATAACCCAGATACTCCGATAGACGCTATTAAGCAGGATATCGCACAAAGACTTGAAGTTGATATGTCTGACTGGGTTGCCGAGGATAACCAGAAGGAAGTTGACAGGGTGGTTGAGGAAATCCTTAAAGGCAAGGAAAAGGTAGAGTTTAGATTAAAAGATGTTTTATACAACGCACCTGATGTTTCTCTTGTTTCCCCAGAAAGATGCTTTGTTCCGTCAGATTCACCGCTTAACCCGCAAGAATGTGAGTTTATATGCCACGAGTTCTTTATGCCTTGGTTCAAGGTAAAGATTAACGCAGAAGAGAAATCTTGGAATAAGGATTCAGTAGAGGCAATTGAATACTGGAAGGGCAAGGATAAGAGTAAGGTTAAAGACGCTTCAAGAGATGAAACCGATGTAGAGAGAATTAAGTCCTTAAGAGAAGGTATTGACAGGATTAACTCCGCTTCCGAGCAAGTAAGGATTTGGGAGTGGTACGGGTGGTATGATATCAACGATGACGGTGTGCCAGAGAAATGCGTTATAACCACCGCCCCAGACTTTGGGGTTACCTTAAGAAAGATTACGCTTCCGTTTAGTAACGGCAAGTTTCCGGTCGTTAAGTTATGCTATGAGATTACTGACGATAGATGGTTTTCCCATAGAGGTATTCCTGAACTTATCGAAGATATAATCAAGGAAATAGATGTTCAGCATATGCAGAAGATTGACTCGCAGACTATACGCAACGCACCTATGTTTGTATACAGGGCGGGTTTAGTAAATCCTAATACAGTTAAGTTTATTCCAGGTCAGGGTGTTCCAGTACAGGGAATGAATAGGTTAGATGATACACTCACGGTATTAAACAGCAACAACCCGAATGTAGAGTTCTCCTATGAGAGAGAACAGATGCTACTTGAAACAAAGGTTGAGGAGTTAATCGGGCAGGTTGATTTCACTCTCCAATCAATGATTAACAAGCGTCAGCCGAGAACTCTCGGTGAAGTCCAGATGCAACAGCAGAATATGCAGATGGTATTCTCACTTGACGCCACAATGAATGTAAACGCTTTCTCCGAACTATTCTCAATGATATGGGAGTTGTGGTGTGATAATGGTGATGATGAGTATGAGTTTGCTTATTTCGGTAAAGATGGCTGGGAAAAGATAAAGTTATCCCGTGAAGAGATACAGGGTAAATACACGATAGTGGTTCGTGGTAATGACCAGAACACTAATCCGCAGGTTCGTATGCAGAAAGCACAGCAGGTTATGATGGCTTCCGCTAATGAAATGGCAATTCAAATGGGCGTAATCAAACCACATCACTTGGCAGAGGCATATGACCTGTTCTATAAGGAATTAGACATTCCAGAACATCAGAGGTTACACGAAGCACCAGAACAGTTATTCAAAGAGATGCAGGCGAAACAACAGCAACCACCACCGCCAGAGGTAAGGATAAACGCAAAAGACCTTACAGACGCAGAGATGGCAGATGTCCTTAAAAAGAAGGGTATTCAGCCAGATGCTCAAGGCAGGGGTATGAAAGCCATGGCTGACAATAAAGAGAAGAATGTTGATTCACTCTCTAAAGTAGCTAGTATGATAGGGGATTTACAGGAACCAGAAGTTAAAGAACCTAAGGGGGCGTAATGATTAAAGAGTCAATTCAGGAACTACACGATAGGGTGCACAGGAACACAACGATAGTTAATGGATTAGAAAAGAATGATGCGTTTAAACTCTTAGTAGATGACTTCAAGGCTACTGCTAAAAGGTTGGACGACAGCTGGCAGTGGATACAGGAAGAAAAGGTTCTTCAGCAGGCACAGATAACAAAGATGGCTACTCTTTCAATAATCAACGCCATTGATAATTACAAGTATGATATAAAGGTAGCACAGGAAAGATTGGTCGCCTTAGAGAATCAGGATGAGATTCAAATAGCCGACTTTGATAATGAGGGAGTTGACAATGAATGAAGTTGATATGGTAGCAAATCTTTTATTCTCTGAAACCAAAGACTCTAAAGATGCTGAAGGTATAGCCAGCGTAATAGGCAATAGGGTAAAACGCCCCGAGAGGTTTGGTGCTACGATTCAAGATGTAATGTTCGCACCCAAACAGTTTTCTGGTGTAGGTGGAAAAGAGTGGAACAAAGCCGTAAACAAGAAGTTTACTAAAGAAGATGAAGGAATATATAAGGATTTCTTAAGGATAGCAAATCAACTTGTTACAGGTAAATTAAAAGATACTACAGGTGGTGCTGACCATTATGTCAACCTATCTATAGCCCAACCCAAGTTCTCTAAAGTTTATTCTAAAACAGGCAAGATAGGCGAACATACCTATTACAGTGAGAAACCAGTAAAGCAATCTAAAGCAGATAATGCTTCATTCAGCGATACATTCTCAGAAGCAAGGAAAGCAGGGAAGAAAGAGTTCACTTGGAAGGGAAACAGATATAACACAAAACAAGCAGGTGAATGATGAAGAAGAAGTTTAAAAGAATAGAAGATACTCATATGCGTGACGCAGGTGAGATTGACTTTGAAAAGAAGATTATCAGGGTTAATCCACGCAAGAGAGAAATAGTTAATACCATAGTCCACGAGGAACTACATAAGAAATACCCAAAGAAAACAGAAAAGTGGATTAAGAAGAAAGCCAAAGAAAAAGAAAGCAAGTTGTCTATCTCCCAGACAATCAAACTGCTTAAAAAATATAAAAGAACCAAAACCGCAAGATAGGGCGTTATCTATCAAAGGGAGGAATATGTTAGAAAAAGAAAAGGATGTAGTGGAAACTGATGAGTCATCCGCATCAGAAACAGGTGTCGAAGAACAGGTAGAGGACACTACCGCTGTTACGCCTGAGCAGGAAGCAACGGAAACACAGCCTACCCCAGAGCAGAGTCAAGCTCCTATAGAAGCTGTGGACGAGATGGGCGTTCCTTATAAGAACCGTGCCGCCGAATGGCAACGCAAGTTCCAAGAAGTGGCTAATGAGGACACCATAGAAAGAGCTGTAAACAAAGCGTTACAGCAACACCAAGCACAAGCACCGAAGGAGAGGGAACACACTATTAGTGAACTGGAAAAGTTTGCTATGGATAGTCCCGAACACAGACCTTGGGTAGAAGAACAGAAAGCTTTGATTATACAGAAGTCTGTAGCGAAGATTACTGATGACAGGATACAGGCGGTTGAAGTAAAGCAAAGAGAGAACTATGTCCGACAACAGTCGGAACAATGGGTGAATAATCATCCACGAGTTCAGGAATGCTTTACAGCAGACCCGCTTGGCAGAAAGATTTGGAACAATGCCCACCCACTAACACAGTTAATCGGGGGCTATATGCGTGAAGCAGACCTTTCTAAAAGACCTGACGCTTTAGCAATCGCTACAAAACTCGCATTGGCGGATTATATGGACGCACAGAATACTACAAATCAAAAGCAAGTTAAAACCCTGAAACAAACGCTTAAAAAAACTCAAAAGGCGACTTTGATAGAGGGGGGAACTTCCCAACAAGATGTAGTTAAGTCCAAGTCAAAGTATAATAAAGCTATGGAAGTTTTTCGAGCCACTGGTAGTAAGGAATCTCTCCAGGATGTGTTGAAAGCTAAATTAGGAATAGAGGAATAGAATGGCAACAAAAGCTTATAGTTATGATGATGTCGCTATAAGAGAGGATTTGTTAGAGGAAATAAAAAATCTTTCTCCTAGAGAGACACAGCTGATGTCAGGTCTCGGAACTTCCGCCGCAAAGGGCGTAATGCACGAATATCTGATTAAGGCACTCGGTGCTGTAAAGGCTAACGCCTATGTTGAAGGTGCAGACGCATCTTATGATGTTCAGAACTCCACACGTTTGTTCAACTACACCCAGATATTCTTGGAAGGTTGGCAGATTACGGATACTGATATCGCAGCAAATAGGGCTAGCGGAGACCGTAAGGCAGAGGAAATTGGCGATTCATTAGCAGAACTGAAGAACGATATAGAGTATGCTCTTATGAGAGGAACTCTTGTAACGGGCTCTGGTTCAGCGGTTAGAAGTCTTAGGGGCTTAAAAGCGTCTCTATCACTTATCACCAATGCTTCTGGTGCGTCAATGTCTGAGTCAACATTCAACGATTACCTCCAGATGGTATGGGACAATGGTAACACAGAAGTTAATGCCATATATTGCCCTATATACGTCAAGAGGAAAATTGCTGGATTTACAGGCGCAGCAACGGACAAGAACATAAACGTAGAAGATAAGAGACTTGTGAACTCAGTAGATGTTTACGCATCTGATGCAGCTTCACTCGTTAAACTTTTCAAACACAGATATGTAACAGTATCAGGTGATACAAACTACGACATCGTTGGTATCGATGAGAATTATGCAAAAGTTGCATACCTTATCAAGCCACACGCTGAAGAAGTTTCAAGAACTGGTCTGGCACAAAAAGGATATGTTACTGGCGAACTTACATTGGAAGTTTTACATCCTAATGCAGGTTTCTTAGTAAACAACATCTCTTAAAGGCTTCGGGGGTGAGCCGAATTTTCACCCCCCAACTTTTTATGATAATCAAAACTCGGAACAAAATGGATGCCATAAAAGCGTTCATTAACCTTTGGATTAAAGACCCTACTTGGTATTGTAATAACTGTGGTAGTAAGTATGGGGAGAAACCCAAACCACCATTTAGTTGTTGTGAAGAACCACAGGTGGGAAGAAACATAGACCACACCAAAGGCATTATAAGTCAGAATAAGGTTATCAGGGATACAAGGGCTAATGATTTCGGTTCAAACAAAGCCAAAGATGTAAGGTGGGGTGTATCGCTTCCACCAGTTCTTTTAAGCGATTTAGAGAAATACTTTAAAACTTATTATAACGAGAAGCTCTTTGAAAACAGGGAAGAGATGCACAAGTTCGCAAGGGCGTTTCCAGTCTTTGCAACCTGTAAACGGATATAGGGGGGTAAATGAAGTTATCTTTAGCGGTGATTGTAAAAGACGAAGTAGAACAAGTTAAAAGAATAATCAATGATTATGGTAAGTATTTTGATGAATTAGTCTTTGCTATTGATGACGAAGAAACATTTAAGCAGTTTACCGCTGATGATAAGATTAAGTTCTTTAAGTATGATTGGTGTAGGGATTTCTCCCATAAGAGAAACTTTCTCGCAAGCAAGGTTACTGGGGATTTCTATGTGAGAATAGATACTGATGATGCCATACTAAATCCTGAAAGAGTATATCCCTTAGCGGAGTATTTGAACAATCATAACTATTCCCTCGCTATGTGTCATTACATCTACTCCAAAGACCAAGACGGAAACCCCAATGCTGTCCAGCACAGGGAAACCATAATAAAGAACTCCTCTAATATCTACTGGAACAAAAAGATACACGAGTGTATCCTGCCAAGAAACCTCACTGGGTATAAGGTTCATATAGATGAAACACTCAAGATAGACCATATGATAGATTTCGAGCACGCACAAAAGTCTATAGTGAGGAACTTAGAGTATTTGATAGAAGAATATAACAGGGATAAAGATAAGACCGACCCAAGAACAATAGCGTATCTCGGCAGGACATTTTTCACCTTAAAGGATTTTGATAAGGCTATATACTTTCTACAGAAACATATAGAGGGTTCGGGTTGGGACGATG